TGCGTTATCACGGTCTGTACAGATACCTGGTATTATCATGGTATCGCCGATTTTCATACTGGCTGCGTTGGCTATACCGGTCCAGGTATTAACGCTATCCTTAGTTCCGTACGTCTGCCATTGCACATAGGTGTAGCTGCGGGTATCAGTGTTAGCCGTTACTACACTGTTACCCGCTTCGCCTTTCCGCTCATACTTTACGGTTCTTGTTGTCGCTACACTCATACGCCTATTAGTTTACACTTGTGATAGTAATTGATACATCGCCGCCCGCCTGCTGACAGTCCGCCCTCGTTACCGTGTGGGTTGACTTAGCGGTAGTTCGGTCTGCCTCGCCATTGATATAGACACCCGCAGCGTCTTTGACCACGAAGTAGAAAAGAGTATCCAGCGCCTTAGTAGCCGTTCCACGTTTTACCACTATCGGGGTATATACTACCTGCCCGTTTCCGGTCGTGTCCTCTGTTATGGTCTCGTCCTTCGGCTCCGGTCCTGGGTCTATATCGTATGGATCCGAAGCGTCCATTACAGATTGTATATCGCTGCCTATCTCTGAGCCGGCACGGTAAACGTGTACGCGGTACTCTCCGTAGGTGTTTATATCGTCAGCGCTTATCGTCAGCGTCTGGGCTGTCTTAGCTGTGATTTCCTCCCAGCCGGTACTAGCCATCTTCTCCCATTTGTAGGTTAGATCCTTACTTAAGGCATTGCCTGTCTGGTACGCCATAGCTTTGAGTATGCAGCTGCCGCCCTTCTCGGTAATTACAAAGTTTTTTGTATCTCCGGCTACGATTGTAACGCGATAGCTGCTACCAGTTGCCTGCTGGATAGGTATAGTATAGCTAGCTTGTATCTGGTCGCTTTGAGTGCCATAGCTAATAGTAGCTACCATCTTGATAACGGCTGGCGCATATCCAGCTAGCGCCGCGATATTCTTAACTATTTGCAGTCCGTAATATAACTGGTCGCCACTCGGTGCCACGGTCTTAAAATACCCTGCATAGGTACCTGTAGATACACCGCCACTGAATGTTATCTTTGTACCATTAAAGTAGTATTCAATAGCGTCAGGGTCTGCTACACCTTCCGCCACGCGCGAAGACATACATACAAAGTATAGTAAAGGCTGTGTGGTAGCGAAGTCCGGATATATGGCTGTTACGTCGTTAGTTGTTCCTTCGTACTCCTGGTACAGATCGCCGCTGGGTGACATAATCTGCGCCGTGTACGTTCCGGCTTTGCTAATAAATTTAATCGTTCTGCTGGTACTGGCTGTGCTCATTTTTAGCTCTCCTTCTCTTCTTCTTGTTCGATTACTTCTGTATCTCCGCTCTCGGTCTCATCCTCAGCGGGTTCTTCTACTACGGCTTCTTCGGTCCCCTCGGCTTCGTATTCTACCTCATCGTCGGCAGGCTCTGCGGTCTCTATGATAAATCGCGGATCCGTAGCTGTCGGCAGTTCACGTACTACCGTACCGTCCTGTTCCTCTTTGGCTTCCTTCGCCACCAAAGATATAGCGCCGATCTGCGTTAATATCTCCGGTAGGTCTATTAGTTTACCGAAGGCCAGCATATCGGCCTGCCAAAGCAAATAATTACCATCTGTTACGCGGTTGCGCACGTCCTGTAATTGCAGGTACTGCGCTACTTTTGGATTAGCTTTAATGTATCGTGCCATCTCATATATAATTTAGTGAATAATCATTACTGCGCCGTCGCCATCAGTGATTACTGCGCCGTCGCCATCAGTCAGCGCGCCAGCATAGCCTCTGTCTACTACGTCCAAACCCATTACTGCGCCGTAGTTATTATCCAGAAGGGTAGTATCTATGGTCGGGCTGAGGCCCTGCGCTACCTGTACGTAGCTGAGGCTTCCGCTGGCCTTGTTCGTGGCCATATACCACAGCGGCAGTAGTTCGGTCTCAGGGTTGGATATTTCACCGTTAGTGTCACGTATCACGGTGGTAGGTGATAGTATCATGCTACCGGCGGGGATATTATACGGCACGCCCTCTATATTATATTCGTATTTCGGGATACGTCGCACAAAGGATACCATAGCATACGGCGTATCGTCGTTAAGCTCTACTGTGTCGGGCGTTCCTTCCGCGCTATATCTGCATCGACAGCGTAGATACATTTCTGTGCCCATCAGCCATTTGTCTACAGTGGCCGTATTACCATTAACTGTTACGTCATAGTCCAGCACTTCGTCTGTGCCTACTTCATGCCAGGTATTATCTTCTCCCATTACCTCCCAGGTCAGAAGATATTTACTGCTATCCGTTAACTTGCTGCTGCCTACATAGACTGTAGCTGTAACAGTCTGTGACCTTGTATCGGCCAGTGGGTTAAATAGTGTTTGCCCTGCCGCGTCCAGTTCCACGCGTACCACATCAGACGCGCTGCTACATTCCAGCATATAAGTACCACGTATTACTATCACCTGGCTATTACGGCTGTCTACATACTCTGCGTAAAATTCCAGGGTAATAGGTATCTTCGGCTCGACATTGCGCTGCACCTTTATACGTCCTGCATTACCGCCTGTAGCCGTTACCTCATAATTTGTATTGGTAGTACTTATCAGCGTACGTGTGCCGTTTACTATCTCATACCAGCGTACGTTAGTCAGTGACTGGTTAACACGTCCCGCGTTAAGTATTCCGTCCTTGTCTATGATTGATACGTTAGGCTGTATTACCAGCGGGGTAATAGTATAGTCTGGCGTGTACTCCGCCGTATCTGCGCTATAGTTCTGCTTATCCGGTACGCTGCCCTCGACAGCGTAGGATACTTGCAACATTAGCGGCTTGAAGTTAAAATCAAATCTTCTTGTTTTCATTGTAACGGCTCTTTATTAATACGAAAATTCCGCCGTTTCGGTACCCACAGCTTCGCCCATACCGTCACGCAGCGTTACTTTGGCTATGAATTTCAGCGTACGGGGTATGTAGCCGTTAAAATCGCAGTCGTCGGTAGTCAGGGTAATAGACTTACCGGCTCCGGCGTGCTTAAGGTTCCAGGAATTATCGCTGCTTGTACGCTCGTTACCGTCCGCATCCTCACTGTATCTGCTCCACTCTACATCATTAGCCAGTATATCGTCTGTAATAATTTGGTTATACAGCTTAGCTATAATAGTCAGTGTCACATTAAATTTGTCCGGATCAAATAAGTAGTCGGTGTCCTCGAAGTCTACGGTAAAATCGGGGTTGCCTTCTACCATTGCCCAGTCTGTGCAGTTCCAGGCAGGGGCTGCGGTCGTGCCTGTCTTGGCGCATCGCCACTTACAACCCATATACCATACATCCGATATTTCGTACTGGTTAGTTTCGGGGTTCAGTGCCTCAGCATAATATTTGGCGTCAGCGCTCCAGGCTCCGCGGTCCACTACTTCGCTAATAGGTCTGCCCTTGTAGTCGATACGTATTATATCCTGTACTATCAGTCCACGTGCGTACACATAGTCGTAGTCGTCGATTATTGGCAGTCCCATATCCTTAATAAAGTCTGGCAGCGTGCCGAAGGTTGCACCGTAGCAGCTGTCATCCAGTATCGGCTTAGTTACTCCGGTCAAACGTACTATGCGCCCTTCCGTGCTCGACAGATATATACAGCTCTGACGTGTCTTGTCAGTCTGGTTACCATAGCGGGCTATATTCATCATGGCGCACGGCGCGTAGTTCTTCCCAGCTGGCACTTCGTCGTCAGGGTACAGCGTTACTTCTATGTAATTGCCCGCCGTATTAACTGAGTTGACGCGCATAAAAGACGTGTAATACTCACCACTGCCAGCAGTCAGTGTATTAATAATGCCCTTAAGCACGTTGTTTACAGCCTGGCCTGTAAAATAGCCGTCCCATTTACTGCGAAGGTGCAGGCCGTAGCAGCTGTCGCCTAGATCGTCCACGCTCTCTATAGTATCGCTTTCAGTCAGCAACTGGTCACCTTCTATCGCGCTGAGGCGGTTAACTATAAACTCCATCGACTTAAAGTAGGTGCGCACAGTAACACTTTCAAACTCTGCATTACCGTTACTGTCTATTCCGGCTCCAGTTCCTGTGTAGATAGACTTGCTGAATTTGCCAAACTCAGCGCCACTGCCAAATACTGCCAGCCCTACTACCTTTATAGCCTGCTCGAAGGTAATATTACCTTTGGCTACATCGTCAGCTATGCGCGATAAAAACTGATCTCTTACCGGGCTGTCTTCGCTCAGGTCGTGTGCCTCATCAGCGTAGCCAGCTTTTACCTTGGCCGTTACCTGGTTAATTACTGTGTCTCCGGTATCGGGGTCTTCGGTAGTACGCGTCTGGGTCAGATACTCATAGCCGTTATCGTCGGTCGTTATCTGGTCCAGCGCGGATTTATTGGCGTGCGTATGGCCATCGCCTGTAGTCGTAATTACAGTGCCACCGCCTGCGCTGCTCATTACTACAGCGGTGCTGGCAGCACTGCCTATTCCTTGTTCGCGCAGTCTTTTACTGCGGGGGCGCGGGCTGCGCCCCAGTGTCTTTACGGTAAATTCTTTTTCACTCATAACTAAACTTCTTCTATGCTATCGTATTCGTCCGGCCTAAACTCGCAGTACTCAGCGTCGGTGCAGTCTGCTATCAGGTTCTGTACATCACTGAGCAATATAAAGCGCTTGTCTCCCTGGTTCTGTTCCGTATAATAATGTAGCCCGCCATCTATTACAGCTTCGCCGCTTAGCGTAGTCTTGCGATCTGCATACTGGCTGTACAGTGTTCCTATCAGTAGCTTTTCGGGGTGGTCCGTCCGGCCAGCACGGGATAGCGTCTGTATCTGTTGGCCATTACTGGTTCTGTGGTATATGCCCTTTGCGGTCGGGCATACTTTGTCCGCCGTACCGCATATAGTATCTATACCTATATCGTCCTTTGCGGCTTTATTAATATATCCGCTGTACTCGACATCTTCCAGCTCGGCTTCGTCGAAGATTAGGTTATTATTAACTACATCAAGCTTCGGCGCTTTATACAGACACCATCGCAGTACGTCGTATATCTTTTTGACGTCCCACTGGCTCGACGTGCTGCCAAATTCGCAGTTATCTACCTTCTGCCCGTAGTCGTATCCGTAGACGCCTGCCAGTATCTTTATCTCCATGTATCCGGCAGCCGGTGGGTACGGCATATACTCTCCGTCGTCCATCTTTTTAAAACTTTCGTAGATCTGAGTGCTAATACGCCCGCCTTTACCATCTGGACGTCCTATGCAGTGGCGGTTAGTTCCCCAGCCTCTAATACCTGTATCGCCTCCCAGATCGTCGGGCGCGTAGTATTCCAGCCAGCAGTCGCCGCCTGGGTCCGCACCTGCTACCCATTCGCCCTTTGCATAGCCCAGGTGTCCTTTGCTGGCGTCTGTAGCTATCTTCTTATTACTATAGTGGTATAGTGCGTTACCTGCATCGTCATACAGCGTTACAACTGCCGGAATAAAGACAAAGCCGCTGCACGCTTTTACCAGCTTCTCGTCGTTGCTTTCGTCGTTGCCTTTCGTACTTCCGCTAAACGGATTATAGCGGGCGTCTATGCAGATTTCCTGGGATAGCCTTACCTTGTACTTCGCCGTGCTTTCACCGTCTAATTTTGGCAAAAATACGCGGTTCGTTGTAAAGATCACGGCGCCGTTATCAGCACGCGGTACGCCGCTATTTATCTTCCATTTTGGCCAGCCAGTACTTATACTTCCATGCCCGCCAGTTCGGAAGGCATAGGCTACGCCGGTACATTCTGTGGCACCGCCTACAGCCGGAAGTATATGAAAGTATCTACATCTGTCGCCTATATTCTTAAGTCCCGTACCGTCCTTATGGATAAACATAGTAAAATCTATTAAGTTGTAGTCCCAGTTAGTACCCACCTTCGTATCGTCGCTGTAGTCTGGGTAATAGCTATAGTATTCGCCGTACTCGGCGGTAGTATCTGGTGCGTCGCTTCTCAAATTCGCGTGCTCGACATCGTATTTCCCGCCATACTCTAATACTTCGTCGTCCATCAGTTCTGAGCTGCTGTACGGGCTAAAGGTTACTACGACATTATTAGTTACTTTGTCTACGCCCATAGTCTGGCTATCGCCATCCCATTCTATGGTCTTCTTCTCAGCCTCATACAACCCGTTTAGGTCATAGACATAGATAGTACCTGCACGCTGCACAATACGCAGCGCCAAAGGCTGTAATATACCTTCCAATACTTCTTCCAGCGTTGAGGCCTCGCCGTCTTCGTCTACGAAGTTATCGCTACGTACTGACAGATTACCTCCGGCGATTGTACCGCCATCGGGTAAAGTGGTACTTACATAGTCAGTATTTATGCTGCTATAGCTAATTGTGCTACGTTGCAGGGAATATAACAGTATTTCGCGTAGTGTCTTCATGCCGGACATATCGTATTTTAATCGGCCCAGTATGCCGAAGTCGCTAAAGGTCAGCGATACTTCGTAATTATTGTAGCGCTCGTATGGCTCCTCGTAAAATTCGGGATCTAGCGCTCCGGACCAGTATAATACGCCGTTCCTATAGACGTCCATACGTATATAGCCTACTTCTATACTATATAGATCTTCATAGGTTCTGTCGCCCGGACTAATTATCTTAAGCGTTGCGTTAGATCCGCAAATAACATCCTCCTTGTCGGTGTTCTGCCATTCTATCTCCAGCGGCTCTTCGTCAAACTCCAGGCTGCCCACGGTAGTAAATTCTTCGTCGGCTTCCTGCATTATATCCACGCGCCAGATAATGCCGGCGCGGGATATAAAACTACCTGTATATCGTAAATACTTCATTAGCTACGGCTCGTTAAATTGTTCTCCTTACTAATAATGCCTACCAGTTCGCGGCCTTTGATCCTAAATGTAACATCACCAGTCAGGCTTGCGCCATCGGTGTTAAGCAGTCCTTTAAGTTTATCAAGCGGGGCTATAATCTCAGGGTTACTGCTGGCTCCGGCATACTCGCCCACCATCGCCAAAGTAGGACCGGTGGCTACTCCACCATCGGCCAGCATTGGGATACCAGCTGCTTCTACCATAGCTTCCATTGCTACGACAAAGCCTGCGGCTATGCCAAAGCCGGCAAACGGTATATACGCGTGCGCTGCCATATACTCTGACGCTGCTAACTCCTTCCAGCTGGCAGCCTCTAACTTGTTAGCTGTAATGATAGCAGCAGAAGACGTGGCATTTGCTGTAGCTGCTGTGGCTCTTACTGTCGCTTCTGTAGTTTCGCTGGCGGCCTCTGTTCCTTTGGTCACAGCGTGCGCTGCGCTGGCGGCAGTCATCAGCTGTATAATGCCTACGATTGTATTAATACCCTGGTACAGTCCTATAAAGCCGTCTATAATGCCTACGACAGTCTGCCAGGCGTTGCCGTTACCTTTAAGTGCGTCAGTAATACCTTCCACGCTACTGCCTATACCTTTTATAGCTCCCCAGCTATCAGCCAGCGCCTTACCAGTCGTTATGCCGGACTTTTCAGCCTCTTTACCTGCATTGCGTATCGCATCGGCTTTGGCATTCCACGCAGCGATCTGCTGGTTAATAAGTGCTGCTTCGTCTACCGTGGCTGTCTCCAGCTGGTCCTTAAGGATAGATATATTATCGCCTATCTCTTTGAGGTTAGCTGCGTCCTCCTTCCATACCGGGGCCGTGTTACTTGCTGCCTTGCCCGCATTTTCGATAGCGTCGGCTTTGGCCTGCCACTGGGCTATCTGCTGGTTAATATCGGCTGCCTCGTCCAGGCTGGCACTCTGTAGATTATTACGAAGGATAGATATATTATCGTTAATCTCTTTGAGGTTAGAAGCGTCTTCTTTCCATAGTGGGCTATTATCGTCAGCTGCTCGGCCCGCATTTTCGATAGCGTCAGCTTTAGCCTGCCATAGATCTATCTGCTGGTTAATCTCGGCTGCTTCCTCTTTACCCGCAGTCTGTAGTTTGGCTTGAAGGATAGATATATTATCGCCTATCTCTTTGAGGTTAGCGGCGTCGGCGTTCCACTTCGGGATCTCCTTACCTGTTGAGGCGGAAGGCGTAGCGGGTGTTTTTCCGGCATTAGCATACTTATTTTTAGCTTCGCCCAGATCGATACTCGGCGCGCTCTTTGGTTTGCTCACGTCTACCGCTACTTCTACCTTCTTACCCCCCAGGCCTAGTATGTTTTTCAGCCACTCCCAGGCCTCCTTGCATTTTTCTACTAGCCACTCGAAGGCTTTAGCCAAACCGTTCATTATGGCGGTAGCCAAAGGCTTTATAGCCTCCCAGACTTGATTTACTATTTTACGGAAGCTTTCGCAGTTATTGTATGCGTATATGATAGCTGCTACCAAAGCGCCTATAGCTGCTATTATCAGGCCTATAGGATTCGCTGTTAGTACTAGGTTTAATATCTTCTGTACAGCCGTCCACGCTGTTGTAGCGGCCTGTACTACTTTCTGTGCAGCTGCCACTGCTAAAGTAGCTGCCTTATTCTTTATAAACGCTACGGTAGAAGCTGCGAAGGCTTTAGTACTGGATAGTATTACCGGTATCAGCGTCTTTATGCTACCTACCAGCGTTACTACGTTACCTGCTGCCTGTGAAGCTTGCGCTGCTATAGTTACAAACGGCAGGGCACCGTCAACTATAGCGCCTATCTCTTCCTTTACATCGCCGATAGCATTGGCCAGCTGCTGCTGTTTACCCGCATCTGTCTGCGCTAGTTCGGCGTTCATATCTCCGACATTGTTACGGATCACCTCCGCCAGCATGGCTGCGCGTTCCTGCTCGGTACCGTACTTAATTACGTTAGCCTCGGCCTCAGAAAAAGATATACCTACGCGTTTCAGGGCGTCTACTTGTCCCATCATAGCTTTACCCATCAGATTACCTATCTGGGCTGCGTCTTGCGTTGTTGCTCCCAGTCCCTTCTGCTGCGCTAGCAAATTATTCATGGCTGGTATTAAAGTCTCCAGGCTGTCTTTCTGCTTTAAAAATGTAGCTATCTGCTGTGCACCGCTCAGCTGCACTTCGTCGCCGATAACTCCTATTTCCTGCTGTGCGGACGCCAGGTCTTTAATGCTCTTTATCTCTTCGTCCGTGGCACTCATTCGCTGCTTCATTACAGTAGTCAGCTTAGCTTCCGCTATTTCCTGTACTGCGTAGGCGTCGGCTAGATTCTTCATGCCACTCTCCAGCTGCCCGAAGCTGCGCTGCGCCGCGTCGATACCTGTAGCCAGGGCGGCGAAGTTAATAACATTGCCTTTCAGCTGCTGAGCCTCAGATACGGTAGACGTTATTACAGCTTTAAGTCCTTCCGCATCTTTGGCCAGATCCTTAAAACCTTTAGCGTCGCCATCCAGTTTAAAGGTTATACTTATGGTACTCTTTCCTGCCATCTTACTATATCAATTTATCGCCAAATTTGGCTACCAGTTCTTCCATACGTCGGCGCTGCTCTTCGGGTGTCATGCTCGATTTTTGCTTTGCCTTCTTCTTTTTGTCCCAGGGAAAAGGTAGCAGCTTTTCGGCTGTTATTTTTTTGCCTTTGGCTAAATGCGGCTGTATTACGATTGTAGCTAGTAACCTCATCCGCTGCCAGTCGGTCTTAAAATCAGTATCGCGCTGTACCATATAGGCTCTGTAGACGGCTGCGAAGTCTTCAAAATCTAACTTGCAGAAATCGTCAAAGCTCAAACCTATACAGCCCAGCGCGATACCTAATAACTCTTCTATGCCCTTAGGCTTTAGCTTTTTTTTTCAGCTCCGCCGTCAGTCTGTGCAGTAACTGCCGCCTGCATCTGAGCGGCCCACGCCTGCATATCCTCCGGGCTGAGGCTGTCCGCAAAATCTATCAGGGGCATATTAAATTCCACTTTGTCGGCAGCGCAGGCAGAAGCTACGCAGCAGTAAAGGTATGTACAAAGCCCGGTAATATCGGTGTTAGTAAGTTCTGTTACTTCCTTGCCGGTCTCCTTTTTAAAGCGAAGCATAGCGCCCATCGTTGGGCGGCACGGATATGCTTTACCGTTAATAGTTACTTCTACCTTCATTATGCCTCCTTCTCAGCGTCTGCTGTCTCGGTAATTGCGTCTTCGTCCAGTGTCTCCGGTTCGCCGTCGTTATCCAAAGACAAACTGTATGTACTATCGTCCTGCGCAGGGTCTGTACGCTCTAAAGAAGTGATAACGCAGGCACCTACCAGGTATGGCTTCTCGCTTTCACGCTCCATACACTTGACAGTAACAGACTTGCCGGCCTTCCACGCTGTGAAAAGCTCCTTAAAACCAAACTCGGTTTCGTTGTAAAATACCAAACCTTCGGCAGATATGGCATAGCTCAAACCTACTACGCCTTTTTTCTTCCAAAGGCCGGAAGACATAGCAGCACTAGCCACGGGCTTTACCGCACGTTCTTTAGTTTCGCTGTTAAACGTAGTCGTATGGCTTGTACAGCTACCTACGGCTTTTTCATTTACATAAAGCAGCATATCGCTACCATTGCAGTATCCAGTCTTCATATAACTCTTAAATCTTAATCGTAAATACTAATTGTTGCACATAGGCATCGTCCTGCCAGGCTTCCTCGCTGTCTTCCAGATAGCAGCTGCGCATCGCCAGGTCGTCGCCGTCATATTGTCTGCCGTCCAGCGCATCGCGTACGGCTTCCGCCAGTTCTGCGCCTTCCGTGTAATGCTCAGTATAGCAAAGTACCTCTATACTTACCGTATCAGCTCCGCGGCGGCCTTTTACTAGGTCCTGCTTTAGCGAAGTACGGCGGTAGACTAAATAAGGTAGCTCGGCGGTGTCCTCCACTACGGGGTACACCTTCTTAGCGCGTGCCATTACCTCTGCATCGTTTACCAGTATCGCGCATATTATTTCGCCCGCGCTGAGGCTTGATTTACTTACAGCCATATTTTTTTGCTATCTTTTCTACGTTATCCAGTACCATTGCGTGCAGGTCCTGTGTTACTGTTCCCTCCACGTCCGATAGTGTTTGCCTCATAAAGCCGTAACGTGGCATACGTCCGGTACGGTGTTGCTCCCTCTTACGATCTGCGCGGCGGCGGGTACCTCTCTTAGGCTTTGATGCACGCTCTTTAGTACCTTCCTCAGCCCATATTAATATCGGCTTTTTCTCGCCTCTGCGGTTCGTGTGGTAGCCTGCCTGCTTATTGCCTTTTGTCGTACCTATAGTTACCCGGAAGCCTGCGGACCGTTTAAAAACTACGGCCCGTATTCCCTTCTCCAGGTCCTTATCAGTACGTAATGTCTTACCGTTTTCGCCCGCATTGCTGCGTAGGTTGTTTATTGCAGTTTTGCGTATCTGGTTAGCCTCCCTGCGGAAGCCTCCACGTAACGCCTGTAGCCTGCGCTTCGGTTCCATCTCAGCAAATAACTGCTGCAAATTTCTATCGTCAAACTCTATGCTGTCTGCCATAGTACCGTTACTCGTTAACTCGGTCGCATATCAGGGTCTTATACCCTCTGTCGATATTCGGCACGATAGCCACTACAGTATATAGATAGCCTCCCAGCTGTCGTATCCTCCAGTTTTCGTTAACTGGGTGCGCTGCTCGTATATTGAACTGCGCGCTATAGTCCGGGAAGTGTTCGCCCACTTCCTCGCTGCGGTTACCTGTCAGTGCTACGCGTTCGGCATGGATAATACGGGTAGAAATATATGTTACCTTCTCCGCTCCCATACGATC